TCCAAGAAAAGGTTTAATGACTCGTTATGCTAAGAAGATGATCAGACCTGAATTCTACGGTAAAATCCACGTTTCTGACGTAGCGTCAATCTAGGATATAACCATTAGAATATAATTAAAGGAGGCTCGTTTTACGGGCCTCTTTTTTTTTGAATATATCTTAAGAGATTGACTACTATTTATATAAAACTAAAGTAAATGGCGAACGTAACTACATGGAATGGTACAGCAACCTTCACAGCTGGAGATACACCTTTCGGATTTTATGATAGCGATACTGACTTTCAAACTGATGCTGTAAAAGTAGCTAAGTTCTGTGGTACTCGTTTAGGTTATCCGTTAATGGATGTTGAATTGCAAGAAGAATCCTTCTTTACTTGCTTTGAAGAAGCTGTTACTACATACGGTAATGAAGTATTTAACTTTAAGATTAGAGAAAACTACTTAAATTTAGAAGGTTCTTTGACTGGTAGTTCTATGAACAATCAATTAACTGATCCTACATTAAATCGTATTATACAAATATCAACACACTACGGTACTGAAGCCGGAGTAGGAGGTAATGTAACCAAGTACTCAGGTTCTCTAGCTATAACTTCATCTCAGCAATCATATGACTTAGACCAATGGGCTGTTGACAACGGTATTACCGGGTCTATTGAGGTTAGAAAGGTATTCTACGAAGCACCCCCAGCAATTCAGAGGTATTTTGATCCTTATGCTGGTACAGGTACAGGTATTCAATCACTAATGGATACTTTTGGTTTTGGATCTTATTCTCCAGGTATAAATTTTATGCTTATGCCTGTATCGTATGATGTTGCTTTAATGCAAGCTATAGAATTAAATGATCAAATAAGAAAATCACATTATTCTTTTGAATTAGTTAATAATAAACTAAAATTATTCCCTAGACCTACCTCTTCTGGTAAGGTTTGGTTTGAATATTACAAGAATGATGATAAAAGTGCTATAAACTATAATAGGAGTACTAAGCTTATCACTAATGTAGGTGAAGTACCTTATAATAATCCTGTATATTCACAGATTAACAGTGTAGGTCGTCAATGGATATTTAAATACACGCTGGCTTTAGCAAAAGAAATGTTGGCTTACATTAGAGGTAAGTATCAAGTTGTACCTGTTCCTGGTTCTGAGGCTACTTTAAACCAAGCAGACCTCTTAACTGATGCAAGAGCAGAGAAAACAGAGCTTTTAACTGCATTACGTGAGATGTTAGACTCTACTTCACGTGGTAAACAGCTAGAAGCACAAGCTAAAGAAGCAGAAGACGTACAAAATACGTTAAAAAGTATTCCAATGACAATTTACGTAGGTTAATGAAGCTATCACACATCATATTAGAATTAAATTATAAAACCTACGAGGCAATGGTACAGGTCCAGTATGGAGATGACGGTGTTGAAGGATATGACGACGGATTACGTGCTTTACCTGGTGTAACCACAGTAACTAGAGCATCAGAAGACAGTGATAGAGGGTTAGCAACGTATAAAGTAAAGGTTATTAGTCAGAAAGATGCAATAACTGCATTTAAAGCATTTAAAGACAATGCTAAGGCTAAATACAGTAATATAATCGCTGTTAAAGTAGGCGAACAAACAATAGAAGAGAAGTAATGCTATTCGGATCTAAAAGAGACTTTGATTTACTGGTTAATATTAACCGTGAACTACTACATGACCTAGTAGAACAAGAAATTCTTTATCATAAGTTAAGTTTAGAGGATACTGAGTTTAATTTATACGGAGAATCACTAGATAAGTCTTACTGGACAGCAGTTAAACTGAATTGTTTAATAACTAGAGGAGATCAAGTAGTAGATATACAAGAATTTGGTCCTGATCTAGGAAGAGAAGCTTCTTTTGCTATTATTAGACAAGATCTAGCAGATGCTAGCATACTACCAGAGGTAGGAGACGTTATTCAGTGGAGTAATGACTTCTATGAGGTAGATACAGTAAGAGAAAATAGATTATTCTTAGGAAGAGATAATAACTACAGTCTGACTTCATATGGAAGTAGTTATGGTGGGTCTTTATCTATTATTTTAGATACTCACTTAACTAGAGCCGATAGAGTTGGTATATCACAAGTAAGATAATGGCAGGAACTAAACCAGATATTAACGCAGAAGAGACTAATCTACAGAATAGAGAGCTTCAAGTATCAAGAGCTAACGATAATGTAAATAATTACAACGTTGGTATTAAGGATATTGATGAATCTATCTTTTACTACTTTAATGAAGTATTAAAACCCCAAGTATCTCAGAATAGTAAAGTAATAAATGTGCCTTTGGTATATGCTTCACCAGAAAGATGGGCAGCTATGCAGAAAGACGGATATTACCGTGATAAAAACGGTAAGATGCAAGCTCCTCTTATTACTTTCAGAAGAGCATCGATAGAAAAGAATAGAAACTTAGGAAATAAGCTTGATGGTAACAATCCTCATAACTTTGGAGTGTTCGAAAAGAAGTTTTCTAAGAATAACGTATATGATAGGTTTGGCTTATTGAATAATAGAGCATCAGAAAAGGAGTATTATGCAGTTGCTATACCAGATTATGTAAATATTGTATATAACTGTGTTATATTTACTGATTATATGGAACAAAACAATAAGATAGTAGAAGGAGTTAACTTTGCATCTGATTCTTATTGGGGAAATCCATCTAAATTTAGGTTTAGAGCTATGATTGATAACTATACTACATCTACTGAATTAGTTCAAGGTAATGACCGTATAGTTAAAACAGAATTTAACATAAATTTATTAGGTCACATAGTAACAGACACTATAAATGCATTACCGTTTAACACGAAAAAGTATTCCAATAAAACAAATTTTAAGATTACTGGTGAAACGATCAACAAGTCTTAGTATATTCGGCTATTTATACTTAGAGAAGTTACAGTAAAGGTTTTTTTAGTAGAATAATAGAAGAGTTAATTGGCCTATGTCAACATTTGTAAGTGAATTATCAGGTTCGCTGATATTTAGATCCGGAAGTTCAGAGCAAACATCTCTGGTACCAACAGCTAATGCTTTAGCATTAACAGGATCATTGAATATCACAGGATCTTCACTAACTTTTAATGGAAGTGATATTATTTCCCGTATCGTTAACCTAGAAGCAGGTACCGGGGGCGGGGCATCTATTGGACCATTAAATATTCATTCAGCTTCTATTAATAACTTTACATCTTCTTATTATACAGACTCAGCAAGTTTTGATTCTCGAATAGATGCAGTAGAATCAACAACATCAACTAATAGCAGTGCTATAACGCAGTTACAGTCTAACACTAGCTCGTACATTTCTTCAACCTCGCAGTTAACAGATAGTGGTTTTTTAACCTCTTCTAACTCTTCTATTGTATCTTCATCTGGACAAATTGCAGCTTTTGGATATATAACATCGGCTAGTGTTGCTGTACCTGCTGGTACTGTTTCATCTTCAGCACAAATTAGTGTATTAGGGTATATTACAGGTTCTCCTGAGAATACAATTTCATCTTCACAGCAAATTATAGATCTAGGATTCTCTACTGATGATGTAGGAGTATTTATAGAGACTGGGTCATTCTTTGCTACAACAAATGACTTACAAGTAAGCGGATCATTTAGAGTTAGTGGTTCAGTAGCAGCTAATTCATTTATTTCTACAGATGGCACAGGACAGCCAACATTATCATCTAATAGTAACCTAATATTAAGTGCTTCTGATGCAGTTATTATTAGAAACGCATTATTAAGACCAGGTAGATTTACAGATTCTGAAACTGGTTCACTAGCAGCTATAGATGGAGATATATTATTTAATACTTCATCTTATAAGTTACAATTTTACTCAGGAAGTGCCTTCTATGATATAGGAGCAAGTAATATTCCTGCAGGAACAATATCATCCTCTCAACAAATCGAGGATTTAGGATTTGTTACCTCATCTGGAGGTTCTTCAACAGATATAACTGCATTAAACACATTTACTGCTTCTTATTATGTAGATTCTGCATCATTTAGCAGCAGAATAGATACAGTTACTGTTGATACTAGTTCATTAGATACAAGAATTACTAGCTTAGAGACATTTAGTTCATCTTTAGATACTAATTTTGCTACAGATACTGAACTATCAGCTTTATCTGCTTCAGCTCATATAGCTCGATTAAATATCACAGCATCAGCAGTAGATACTGGTTCTCTAGCTACAGATGCTGAATTAACCTCTTTATCTCAATCAGCTCACATTGCTAGATTAAATATCACAGCATCAGGTGGTGATACTACTGGACTATTAACAACAGCATCATATCAAATAGATTCTGCATCATTCGATAGTAGGATAGCTGCTATCAATGCATCTGGTGATACCTCTTTTAATGGAGACAGAATTGTTTCTAATGAAGATTTAGGAGATCTATATACAAACTCATTTAATGCCGGTACAACAGGTAGTATACAGGACTTTTTAACAGCAGTATTCTTTCCTAATACAGCTCCTTCTTTTAATACCTCTGCAAACCAGGAAGTAGTAGAGTTTGCTGTCAGTGGTAGTACATTAGTAACTTTATCTGCAACAGATAGCGAAGGACAATCAGTAACTTTTGCACTAGCTTCAAGCTATACCGATGGATATGTAACTGTATCTTCAGCTGGTGTTGTTAAATTAGCAGTTGTACCAACTGAGGTCGATTTTAATACAGTAGATAGAGGAGATGGAACATTAGCTCATGCAGTGGATATAGAAGTTACCGACTCTTTTGGTTCAACAACTACACAGACCTTTTATTTTACTGTAAATGCAAACACAGCTCCTAAGTTTAGACAAACATCTACTTCAGGAACAGTAATAACCTCATTTACTGCAAATAGAAACGAAAATGCTTCTACTGGTCTTGTAGGCAGAATATACTTTACAGATGATGAAGGAGATGCAATTACAATCACCTCAGCTTCTGATGCTAATGGACACTTTACTTTGACTAAATATGCTACTTATGTGCAGATAGATCAAGTTACCGGTTCTTTAGATTACGAAAATATTATAAGTTATACTATGAGTATAACTGCATCAGATGAGCATTATCCATCTCAGGATGCAGCTTCAATTACTACTCTTCCAATAACTGTAAATGTAACAGACAACTTACAGCCTACTATTAATAACCAAACATTAGGTTCAATAAATGAAGATAGTAGTGATGGAACAACAGTAGGTACTATAGCTTCTTCAGATACAGAAGGAGATCCAAGAACGTTCTTTGACTTTACCTTATCTAAACTAGAATTAGATAATGCTGATGTACCAACAGGTACATATGGAGGAACAAGCCAAGCATCTGATCCTACAGAGAATCCATTTCAAATGAATTCTTCTGGAGTAGTAACTAGAAAAGCAGGGATATATCTAAATTCTGACTTAATAAATGAATATCAGTATTCTGTCAAAGTAAAAGATTCTTTTAATACAGCATCTAACTCTGCCACAGTTACTATACCTATAGCAGACGATCCTGCTCCATTTATTTATGACAACTGGAGTGGAGGGCCATATGTAATTGAATCTGCAACTACAGGTAATCAAATTAAAACAAATTCTAACGGATTCTCTGGGACACAAGCTAGAGTAACTTCTAACGAGGGAGTAACCTGGTCTACTAATAGTTCTTTAATACAGGTTAGCAGTACAGGGTACTTATCTATGAATACAGATGTTAGCGGTTCGTATACTGCCGGTCAAACATTCCAGGCAGATATTACTGCTTCTAACTCTTTCGGTACGACAAACGATACATTGGTAACGTTTACTGTTACAGAAAACCAAGCACCTGTTCTAACATTAACAGATCTAGGTCTTAACAGCGATACAGCTATATCTGGAGCTAACATAGCATCAGTATCGATTACTGATCAAGAAACTGATACACCATACACAGTCTCACTTTCAGGAACAGATGCAGGAATCTTTAATTTAGTTTCTAATAATGCTGCTACTTCATCGTTAAACATTCAACCTACCGGTTCATTAGAAACAGGTACATATAATGTTACTGTAACCGCAACCGATTCTTTTGATAAGGCAGGAAGTGGCAGTCTATCTATAGAAGTGACACAAGCTGCAGACATAGGAAAAGTATATGTGTATGATATAGGTTTCTTCGACGGAACATACAATAATAATCTAGGTATACAAAGCGTAGGTTCGGAAACTATACCTGTAGCAACTTCATATACAGGATTTGGATTTGTAGAAAAGATTGAAGATGGTAATTTAGGTGTTTCATCATTTACTTATTCTTGGGGTACTTCTAGAACAGCTACCTTATTAGAATCAGGTAGTGATGGGGCAACAGTAGGAGAGATACTACAGAATATGAGTACAATCTCAAGATCAAATTCAAATAGATTTATTATACTTGCTCCTTCAGGATCTGATTTAGTAATACCAACTACTATGACAGACGGGTATGGAGGTAGTACAGCAGGAGAATATGTATTAGAGGCAGCTACTGACGGCACAGCTTTAGGTAGTGGATTAGGAACATCTGAAGCTTCATCTATACATAAAGTAAATTTAGGAAGTGCCCACTTAGGATTTAGTTCTTGGGTGATGATAGGTGCTAATAATCAAATTGCAGGTAGTACATCTTTATTGCTAGATGTAAGACCTTCATCAGGATCAGCACCAAGTTAAAAATAAAATAGAATATGCCAGCAATAGGGTCTAAAATAACGTTAAGTGCAGCAGCCTCGTCATCGGGAGTAGCAATAGCAGATATTGATTTAATCAAAGGAGCTTTCTATACCGTTGCCGAGTACACTGATTTAGCTCAAATTCCATCCAACAGGTTAATGGATAAGCAAATCGTGTGGGTTGAAGATGCTGAAGCAACTTATCAGTTAACTATTACCCC